TTATGCGTCACAAGGCTGTACTCACGACCGAACTCGCCAAGATCAGTGACCTCGCCAATAAGTTCAAAAGTGAGCGCCTCAAACCCTGTGGGATCATAAGTGCTGGGTGCGTCGGATACGATGCCGATAGTGGTTCCTGCTGATGTAAATGCGCCTGATGCCATCTTCTATCTCCTAGTGGTTATAGGTCAGTATTTTTATCTACTGCTTGCTTGAGAATTGCACGGGCCTCTCTGAGTGTGCGCCGCATCATCCCGTTCGGTGCTTGAGTTGACCAGCCATACTCTAGCCGCTCAATGTAAGGTACGTTGTTTGTCAGATAGTAAATGTTGCCCGGAATCTGATTCTGTATCGCTAGTAGCTGGTTGTTGCCGCTGTTTTGATCTGTGCTGTTTACTTCGGCTTGTTCAGGTGTGCCAATCGAGGGTATCCAGTTAGCCCTCGCTGTGCCGCCCACATAGCCCGGTGGTGCGCTGCTCTCCCAAAGTGAAGGGTTGCCTACAGGGGTACGCTCAATAATCTTCTGTGAAACACCTACAACGTAGTCAGTGACTACCTGATCTATCGTTTCGCCTGATTGCTCTGCGAACCTTGCGATCTGGTCAGAAAAGTTATTACTAGCCATTGTCAAAATAGCGCCAGTTGATTGATACAGGAATTACATACCAAACATCATCAAACTGTGCAGGGCCATAATTAACAGCCTCAATGAATACATCACCAATCTTGCCTTGGCCTGCGAAATGGCTGCGTACACCGTCAGCCATGTCTTGTGCTGTGCCTGGGCCACTGCCAATAGGGGCTGCCACTGATACCTGATAGATACCGGGCGTCTCCTGCCCGTAGTCCATGCTATACAAAGCGCCATCGGCAGGCAGATAAGAGACTTGCAGATGCACCTTTGTAGTATCGGGTGTGAACTCAACATTAGGCCAAGCCACATCAGGCAGATTAGGCATTGAGGCAAGATGCTGGTCTAGTTGTGATGCTACATACCTAAGCATTTATTACTGCCTCGCCTGCGCGATGTAAATTACAGCTAGGTTGGCTGGCTGCAAGGGGTTTACATCTAGGATGCGCCACTCTGTGCCGTTCTTCGTCACCTTGTCCCCGATCTCTACCTCACCGGATACAATAAGCCTAGCATCGCCGCGCTGGACTGCCGTCCCATCAATCTCTTGATTGCGGTACTCCGTCCACACAACGTCTCTATTGAACGATTCAGTCGTGCTGGTGGTCTGGCCCGTAGAAGGGTCAAAAGTCTCTCCAGTTTCCCGAGAGAAAGCGAGAGCAGCACCGAAGCTATTAATCAGCCGGTCTGCCGTGCCCTTTGTTTTTGTGTAGTCAAAAGACACTTATTAAGCCCTCGTTACATTGACGATGTTAGTGCTTGCGCCGCCTGACCCAGCGAGATACTTGCGCAATTTCAGTCTGACCATTGGATCAAAGCTGCGATTGCCTGAACCGTCTTGGTATTCAACGGAAATGGTGTCCACGCTTTCCGATTTAATGCCGGGCGTTACAGTGGCAAATGGGCTGTTGCCTTGCTCAATAGCAATGGCCGTCTGCATCTCAGCTTCTTTAATGCCTAGAGGAACTGTGTTCTTGTCTAGTTCAACAGCGTCCACATAAGCGTTCTTGCGGGGCCACTGATCTGCCTGATTGTCGTCTGTCTTCTGCCCAATATACTCAAGGCTTTCAATGTAGTCGTGGGCAAGAGTAAGCAGTTCTGTTTCAGTGCCGCTAAGTGAAATGCCGCGATCAGAGGCGTAAGTTGTCAATTCTGATTCTGTTGCGTATGCCATCTTTTAACCTCTGTAGCCGCTTGCCCTAATTGCTCGCCCTTGTCGCTCTGCTCTGGCCTTAGCACCGCGCCCTACATAGCAAGTGCCTGACTGCCCCCATTTGTAACCTGAACGCCCGTTCTTTTGGCAACGCTGGACTGGCATTAGATTTCTTCCCACCTTGCTCGGAACACGCCTTCTGCGTTGGCGCTCCCTGTGCTAATAAGCCGAATGTAGAATGTTCCTGGCGCAAAGCCGAGAGGGCGCTCTTCTGTTGCTGTAACTTCTCTAGCCTGCCTAGCAGGGCTGCCAGCAACCAAAAGGATCACATCGCTGACTGTGCCGCCTGTGTGAGTCCCGCCGTTCACCATCGTAACGCTTGGCGTGAGGACAGGCGATGCCGTGGTTCGGTTAGTCTGGAAGATAGGCAGCTCGCTTGAGAAGTCGTCTCCGTCAGTACCGCCTGTCACAAGTTCAATTCTCAGTGACCCTAGAACAAGCGAAGCGCCGAAAACTTCTACGATTGAATCGGAGGTTGATGTGACCTTGATTGTTTCTGTCTGCCCAGCAGGGATATCAAAGTCCTTGAAGACGCGAAACTCACGGCCTTCGAAGAAGGATGTCTTGCCCGTTTCGTACTTGACCCGCCGTGTACTGAACCTCTTGCTAGTCAGTATGTCGCTGGGGCCGAATCCTTCTACATTGTAACTCACTGTGCTAGCTCCGCTTCTTCTGCGCGTAGTGAACGCGATAAGCGAAGCTGTCTGGCCTAGCAAACGTCCGAAGGCCGCGCTCTTTAGCGTTATCCTCTACTTTTGGATTATTCTTCGGCATCTGTATCGCCCTTCTTAGCCTTGCTGGTGACATTAGAAACGATGTCGTCCAACTCTACCTCGGCGCGTTCGCGGTTAGTGCGACGGTTTGGCTTGCGCTTTGACTTTTCCTGCTTGACTTGCTGCTGCTGCTTACGCCGGAGGTCTTGCAGTGTTTTGAAGTCAATCTTTTTGTTTGGCTCTAAGCCGTCTTTATTCGCCATTTCCAATAAACCCCGTTTATGTGTTAAAAGGCATAGCCCCTCCGAAGAGGGGCCACGACTAACCATTCCTCAGTTGGTTACGAGGAAGGCCATAGGCACAAGCTTACGATCAATCACACGATCAATCGTGCCAGCGGCCTCAAGCTCTGACTGAGTGAAAGTCAGGCCGTTTGAAGGCGTGCCGACAGCCTGATAACCGAAGGGGTGCAGGAGCCAGGTATTGCGAACCCAAAGGGTTTCGATACCGCCGCCGTTGCCCTGATCGGCATAACGCTCAACCTCGACAGGCACCTCGGGGTTGCCCTCACCGTAGCCAAATGCACCGGCACCGAAGAGTGCGCTGGTGTACTTGATACCATCGGTGTCGCCAGTCTCGGCAGGCATACCATCGTCTACGATGACACGGATGCCAAGGTAGGTTGGGATGGTGAGGTTGCCCTGACTGTCAGGAATGAACTCTACGTCGTCGTTCTTGACCATCTGTGCGTAAACAGCACTGTGGACAGCCATCGCGCTGAGTTCGCCCTGAGCATCACCCATCGTGAAGTTAGCCTCAACAAAGGCATCACGGTTAAAGCGAGTGCCTGCGTCCTGACCAGAGATGCTCTCTGAAGCAACATCAACAACCATATCACCGCCATCGTTAGCGACGTTATCGGCAATGAGGCCGTTGGTAGTAGCAATCAGGCGACGCTGCCACTGCTTGCGAAAGTAGGCGTCAGTCCGGCCACGGATACGATCCATAGCCCGAGCACCTAGAGCAAGCTCGGAGGCAAGGTCGGCTGCCTGCCAGCCCTTGTTGACGAACGCCTTGCGAGCGACCTGCTCGCCCTGAACCAGCTTCTCAGGAGTAGCCGTGTTGCTCGGGTCGTCGTCGCTGTAGTTGACCTCTGAAGAGCCGTCAAGGTCTTTCCAGAAAGGAAGTTCGGCGGTCTTTCCTGCTGCGCCTGCAAGTTCATCAAGCAGGGCGTTACGGGTGACAATGCCGCTTTCAAAGAAAGCAGTCTTCTCAGGCCCGTCTACAGGCGGGAGGTCGCGGAATACTGTGACATCAATAATGTCGCTTAGTCGAGTAGTAGCCATTATGAAAGTCTCCTATTATTGGCCGTAAAACTCAGATCGAAGGCGCTGGTACTCAGTCGGGTTTTCTGCCCGAAGTTCGCTGAGTTCTGCACCTGTCATCTCGGAAAATGACTTGGTTGCTACGGCCCCGCCGTTCTGTTGACCTGCGGCTCCACCGCCTGTCGCCCCACTTCCATCGACTAGAAATGGGTATTTCTCACGCAGGTGAGCAATGATTTTCTCCTTGTCTACCTGCACTCCGCCAAGTTCAAAAGTAACTCCGTCCTCTGAATACTTGGCGTACTGTTCTGCCTTTTCCTGTAGCAGTTCACTACGCGATGTGTCGCGGGTGAGTTCAGCCGCCAGCTTGGTGGCCTCGGTCTGCACTGTCTGCTTCTGGATGCGCTGCTTGAACTCTTCGTATGATTCCTGGAGTTCTCGCTTCGCCTCCTGCTCGCGCTCGTACAGTTCGCGGAACTGCTCTTTCTCCTTGAGACGCTCTTCTTCCTGCTGTTTCTGCTGCTCTTCTAGCTCCTTGGCTCGCTGAGATGCAGATTTCTTTTCACCGAGAAGCTCGTCTACTTTGTTCTTCAGGCCGGATGTCTGCTCTTCGATCATCCGCTGCACTTCTTCCTGAGTGTAAGTCTTGCCGCCCTCGGTGGGTGCGCCTTCTGCTGGAGTAGGATTGTCGTTTTCGTCTGCCATAGTTATAAGCCCCTAGCTTATGGTTGATTTCCGGCCTCGGGCCGGGTTAAAGGTTTGCCTGTTCCCAAGCAACTGGGTAACTGTTTCTGATCTCTTGCAGCGTCATCTGAGCGCCCGATGGATCAATAAGTTGGTTTACGTTTAGCCCACCTTGTTGAGCGAGCCTTTGCAATTCAGCACCATTCCTAAACTTGCCGAAAAACTCATCCTGAAATGACTGCGGTTGCTGGCGTAGAAATTG